TTCCGCTCACGCAATGCTACTAACAATGACTTTGATGAAGTATTTTCTAAGAAAGCTTGGGTTGCTTATAATACTCTCGTGTGGCCTCGTGGAGCTGGGCAGCAGGTGCGTGGGGTGCTATTTAAAAACTCCCGTCCTGGACTAATAATTATAGATGACCTTGAAGACCCTGATATGATTGAGAATGAAGAATATAGACGTAAGCAGTACGAGTGGCTCTATGCAGACGTAGTTAAAGCAGTACCTCGAATTGGTGAGGGAGCTAAGAATTATAAAATAGTATACATTGACACACTTAAGCATGAAGACTCTGTGCTTCAAAAACTCCTTGACTCTGCCGAGTGGAAATCTATACGCTTAGAAGCATGTGACGACAACTTCAAATCATCCGCTCCTGAGTTTATGTCAGATGAGGAAGTTGCTAAGGAATGGCAGAATCATGTGGACTCGGGACAGACTGACGTGTTCTTTCGTGAGTTACGTAACCTTCCTATCTCAACCAAAGACTCTGCTTTTCAAAAGAATTACTTTCACTACTACAACATTACAGAAGAAGATGGCTACAGAGAAGGTGACCTTAAGTTGTTCGAACCAGACGTACAAAATAACCAGAACATCGAGAATGTAGTGATAGTCGACCCTGCTAAAACGGCCAAACTCAACTCAGCCGATACTGCAATAGTAGGCTGTGGAATAGACGTTACCAACGCTCGCATCTTCGTTCGAGACATAATTTCAGAAAAGTTCTACCCTGACGAGATGTACGACGCTATGTTTGACATGGGTATTCGCTTAGGAGCGAAAGTCCTAGGAGTGGAAGAAACAGGTCTTGCCGAGTTCATCAAACAACCTATAAAGAACGAGATGTTCAAACGCTCATGTAATGGTAAAGGGGCGTTCTTTGAACTAATCTGGCTCAAAGCACGTGGTGGACAGAAGGGTGAGAAGGGTAAAGTCTTACGTATTAAAGAGCTTGTACCATACTATCGTCAGGGCTATATGTATCATAATAAGCGCTGTGTGAATACTAAGAAGCTAGAAGCTCAACTCCTTATGTTCCCTCGTTCTAAGCTCTGGGACTGTATGGACTGTTTAGCTTACATAATTGAGATGCTTGAGCTTGGTGAGCGGTACTTTATACCTCAACAGAATATGCAAGATGTAGAAGCTGAATTTGACGAACTTGAGTATGAAGAACCTATGACCGGCTGGGAGATAATATAATGCCTACTTGTAATGAGCACTCTGGATTTGAGGCAAGAATAAAATCAGTGGAGGATAATGTGAAAAGCTTATGGAATCGGTGGGACTGGATACAGAAGATAGTCCTTGGAGTGTTTATAACACTTTCGCTTAACCTAATAGGTGTTATAGCATTGATAGTAAGGACTTATATAAAGTGAGTTAAATAATTTAATCGACTAATGGAATAACCGAGGTGGCAATTAAGCAAATACGCATAGGTTCTATGGAAGATGTTCATCAGTACGATGATGGAGATTTTAGTAAGTCTATGGCTGTGCAAGATCCGATAACTTGCTCTGGTACACCTGTTGATCCAGATGATTTAATTAAGTTAAGTAATCTAAGTGGTCTATGGCCTATTGGGTCCGTATTTTTAAGTGTTGTATCTACTAATCCTAATACCTTGTTAGGTTTTGGCACTTGGTCTAGAATCGCTGATGGTCAATTCTTAGTCGGCTTTAAAACTGCCGATGTAGACTTTGATCCAGTTGAAAATACTGGTGGGAGTAAAACACATACTCATGACGTAGATGTAGCAAATACAACATCTGATGCACCAAGTGGTACAACTGAAGTAGATAACAATCTTGATATTTCAACAGTTAATGTTGGATCTAATATTCATACTCATGATGTGGACCCAGCTACGGTAACATCTGGAGACAATAATAACTTACCACCATTCTTTGTAATCTACATTTGGAAAAGGACAGCTTAAAATGCCTTACATTGTAACAGGAGAACCAACTGGGCCGGGTAAATCTTCAGCCGATTTCAGAAACATGAACTTCGACTACGAGTATCCGGACGATCTTGACCTCAAGCCTGGATCGGAACTGCATAAGAAAATCCGTGACCGTATCTGGCAGAGGGCTAGGGAATCTCGTAATGAAATGCAGAAGCGCTTCTCTTCATGGAGGGAGATAGACAAGACCATGACTGTCTACATCCCGCTTAAGGAAAAAGAGAAGGCGCTTAAAGACGATGATCCGACTAAGCCGGTAAGTATAGTCTTCCCCTATTCCTACTCAGTTCTTGAATCTCTAATGACTTATATGTCTTTAGCGTTCTTCCAAGACCCTATGTTTAGGTATGAAGGGGTGGAGGATGATGATACTATAAACGCAATGTTGATGGAACTTGTGATTAAACTTCATTGTATAAAGAGTAAGGTAGCACTTGCAGTACATACTGTATTCAGTGACAACTTCAAATACGGCGTAGGAGTGGGAATCCCAGGATGGATTACTAAACATGGTAAAGTTCCTATAAAGTCAACTTCAATCACTGAAAGCCCTTTCGGAAACCAATCAGAGTCATTTGTTAACTTTGTTGATTCTATCGTATTTGAAGGAAATAACCTAACCAACATAGATCCTTACATGTGGCTCCCTGACCCTTCCTGTGCAAGCGATAAGATTCAAGATAGCGAATATCAAGGGTGGTTAGATCATGATAACTACATGAACATGCTTTCGGCTGAAAGTACTTCTAACGGCAGAATATTTAATGTGAAGTATCTAAAAGCCCTCAAACACAAACGCTCCGCACTCTCAACTGATCAGTCAGATCGGCAGAAGAAATTTGGAGGGAAGACTAACACACTTGGCGCTTCCGGCCAGTCTACTAACCCTGTAGATAATATAAAGATGTACATCAATCTTATCCCAAAGGAATGGGGATTAGGTGATGGAGAGTACCCGGAGAAGTGGTTCTTTGTATTGTCCGCAGACGAGGTGATTACAGAAGCTTACCGAGCAGACCACAACCACGGGATGTATCCTATCGCAGTGGCCAGTTCTGAGTATGATGGTTACTCTATTACGCCAATCGGAAGGATGGAAATACTTACTGGACTCCAAGGGACATTAGACTTTTTGTTCAACAGTCACGTAGCCAACGTCCGCAAGGCAGTAAATGATATGTTTGTAGTTGACCCTTACCTCATAAACATCAACGACTTAACTCGTCCAGGCGCTGGTAAGATCATCCGTATGCGTAAGCCAGCCTGGGGACATGGAGTGAAAGGGGCAGTAGAGCAGCTTGCAGTACAGGATATTACTAGATCTAACATCGGTGACTCAGCGCTAATAACCCAGTGGATGGATCGCATCTCTGCCGCTGACCAGTCTATGCAAGGATCCTTACGTCAAGGTGGTCCAGAGCGGCTTACTAAAGGTGAATTTCAGGGTACACGAAGCTCTGGTATCTCCCGTCTCCAACGCATAGCAATGATTGTAGGTATGCAGTTCATGCAAGACATAGGCACTATGTTCGCTGTACACACTCAACAGTATATGACTACTGATGCTTTTGTGAAAATCACAGGAGATAATGAAGCTGAGTTAAGACGGCAGTTTGGTCAGGAAGCTAATAAAGTAAAGGTAACTCCACTTGACATGGCTGTCGCTACAGACTTAATCGTAAGGGACGGGTCAATACCTGGAGGGAACTTCTCTGAAGCATGGTTGCAACTGTTTAAAACAATCAGTGCTTCCGAAGGCCTTATGCAGGAATTTGATACTACCCGTATCTTCATGTATATAGCTAAGCAGCTCGGAGCTAAGAATGTAGAAGACTTTCGTCGAAATACTAATCGTATCCAACCTACTGTAATGCCTGATGAGCAAGTTGCTCGACAGGTACAAGCAGGAAACTTCGTACCAGCAGAGGAGATGTAAATGGCTGAAGATAAATCTCATATAGGAGTACTCTCAACCAAAGGTCAGCTTGAAGACTTTATGGAGAATAACTTTGTCTGGAAGGATATCCAACGGGAGCTTATAATCTGGCTTGAAGGGTTTGAAAAGGAGAAAGACGGTATAGTAGACGATGCTGCCGACTCCAATCCTTCGACCGCTGCAGTACTCATGCACTTAGGGGACTTAAACGGTAGAAAGAAAGCTATAAAGTATGTTCTCACTCTCCCACAACTTTTCTTAAATATTTTAGAGGAGAAAGAAAATGAGTCTAGCAGCGAATGAACCTACTGACCAAAGGATGGTTAGTGAGCTTCCATCATATATAAGGGCTAATAGAGTAGCTATTAATAATTTGTCAGGTACTGGCGGATATACAGGTGTGACGAACTTGAACGTCCAGCCTGGTTCCGTATCCCTTGCAGTCGGCACTCAGCTTGGCGCTTATGGATATGAGAGTGTTATCTGCACTGGAATTGGAGTTTCTACCTTGACTGCTATCTCAGGCGGCATAAATGGTCAGGTAAAAGTCTTTGTATTCCAAGATACTGATGTAAGGTTTACAGATAGCAATTCAAAGACCAATGGGACTTTCTACCTTAACCAACTTCCTGCCGGGCGAGACTTTACACCGCAAGTAGATGATGTCTTAGCATTGATGAATATAGGTGGAAACGGCGGATCTGAAAACGGGTATTGGAAAGAGATCTACCGACACCTTTCTGTAAAATAGTGGATTAAATTATTTAACTGACTAATGGAGGTTAGCTATGAACGACTTTGAGAAAGAG